AGAGATAGAACACGGAATGTTCCTCTAAGTAATTGAGACTTAGTCATATCTCTTGCTTGTTTACCTGCTTCTACATCTTCAAGTTCTTTTGCTGAAGATAACATACCAAGTGAATCAAGAACCATCATCATTGGTTGTCTTTCTTTCGCAGGTGTGTCAGTATAATTTGTAAGGATTCTTGTAGCAGCAGTTCTAAACTCTTCGATTGATGAAGGTTCAACGATTACAACTCTTTTAGAATCGATACCTCTACTTTCCATCATATCTTTTGTAACGGCTGCTTCTGTATCAAAATAGATTACACCACCGTTCTCATTATCTTTTAGAAACTGTTTGAGAACACCCAATACAAAGAATGTTTTACCAGTCGCAGATTCGCCTGCGAATGCAGTAATCTTATTATTAGGAACACCACCATAGAGTGAACCACTCAAGGCTGCGTTTAGAATATAACAACCAGTATCAACACTACCACTAAACTCTGACGAGTTACCACCATCTGCTAGGATATTTGAGTTATCAATACCCTTCGTCACATCTTTCAAGAAATCCATTATATCTCCAATTATTTACTCTGTCCAAATATTACCAAATAAAATTTTAAGGTTGTAATCTTCTTTACCACTAGAACCAATAGCATTTAAACTATGGTCTCTCCAACTATCAAAAACAACTAATCTTTTTGGTGTAGGTCTTATCATATCATATTGCCACTTATCACCATATACTTTTAATTCTCCACCATTAAAAGGTAAATTGTCTTGGAGAAAAAGCATGAAGCCCATATGAGATTTGACGCCTCTATCATCTTTAACTTTGTTTCTAAATATAGAATGTTCAGCAGACCACACTTGTAAACCAAGTTGTTCGTCATCATCCCAATTATCTGGGTGGTCTGTATTTACATATTCATGGAAATAATCTACTCTAAAATTTGGAGCCATCTTCATTCTAATATTGTCTACCTTACCGTCAATGTCAAAAAGAGACCACGATAATCTTTTAGTTTCTGATTTTTTAAATGGAAGAAAATTAAACCAAATATGATTACATATCTTTTCAATATTATTTTTATCAGAATCTACATCAAAGTAATTATATTTTATTTCTGATGGTTCTATTAAAGAACACCAATCATCACCAGTTTTTGTATTTTTAAGATTTTTATAAGTTAATTTCTGATAATCTTTATCAACCTTTAAATCTTCTGGAAGTGCGTAATGGTCTGCTATAATCATTTTTTTCCTTATTTAAAATAATGTAATTATTATACTATGAATTGTATACTTTGTCAAGTTCATCACTAAAAGATTCTACCTTGTCTAATCTATTCGGCCAGTAGATATAATCTTTCTGTGGGTTTGCCTTTAGATTATTCAGTAGAGGTTGAAACATATTATATAATGTATCAATCTTATTTTGTAATGTTTCTAAATTGTGTGTAGTTTCTTGGACTGCCGATGCTTGTTGTTGAACAACCTCTAGTTCGTCTTCAGTTACCGCAGTGAAACCAAAATCAAAATCGAAATCTGCCATCTTAGTTCTCCTTAAAAATGTTTGAGTATTTTTGTAACTTCTTAAGTTTCTTGTCACTGAGTTTGTCTATCTCTTCTTCGGTAAACATACCTTCCTGATACATTATACCAATCATAGCAACAAGGTCACCCATCTCTTTCACAAGAGCAGTATAGTCATTACCAAATCTTTTTATCTTTGAGACTTCTACAATTACTTCAGCACATTCTTCTGAAAGAATCTGTAGTATCTCTTGGTGTTTATCTTTTATTAAATTTTCCATAGTTATGTAAAGTTATAGTTAATTGCCCATCTCATTTGCTGAGTGGTTGGTGTTGACGAAGAATGGAAATGGGAACCATCAAATATCACTAACCGATTTCTTTTAGGGGTTACTCTTTCTAATATTTCAAAATCTTTAAATGTCCCATCTGAATTTTTTTCGAAACCCCATCCCATCAAATCTAGATAATCGAATAATTTCCCAGTTAAGTCGTCACCTGCTTGAAATCTATAATTATATTGATTTTTGTAAATATATGTATCACCATCACAATCATCTAAGTATAAAAGACCGACCTTATGCGGAAATCTGATATCATCTACATGCGGTTGATTGATGATTGGTTTAATATCTCTTGGTATAACTCCAATTCTAACTCTTTGTAATTTACTTCCTTCCTCACAATAATCATTACTAAAAGAAAGAAAACTGTGATAAAATGTTTCAGAATGAGCAGCAGTAGCATTTACTAACATACTAAAACTATAATGAACATCACCAAATTGATTATCTTTACTATCAAAAGCAGTTTGGGTCACCCCTAGATTCATCTTGTTTTTAGTAACATCTTCTAATCTTTTAAACAACCACTCTGGTAACGCATTGTCAATTACATTTATCATACGAAAAAACTCTCTAGTGTAGTTTGCCTTTCGACAGACCAATCGATACAATCAAGGATTGCTTTTAACGGTTCGACGAAAGATTTATCAAATTGAATATCATAGTCAATATAGTCTTCAACCCCAAATTCTTTGGGTAAACTATTTATGATTGACAGAACATTCTGTTTAAGTGGGTTGGGTGTCTTCATATAAGAAAACTTAACTTTGTCACCCTCTTTAATTGGTTCAATTCGTTTGATGTTATGAACCTTCAGTAGATAGTTATGAAGTATCGCACCACGAACATGGATTGGTGTGCCACTTGCGACAGCAAATGATTCTGTCTTAACTTCCCACTTCTTTAGTTCACTCACACTTCGAGGAAACGCAACATCTTCGAAAGGGAGTGTCTTAAATTCTTCTTTGAAATCTTTGATGAATTTCTGAACGGTTTCTTCGTCAGTAGTCAGTATCAACTTCAATGCTTTTTCGAGAGCAGTTCTTACGACTTGTGGGGTTGATGACTTGACTGTTTCAAGACCCATCACTTTGAGTTTTGGTTCTGTGTATCGAACACCTTCGTTGTCATACACATTGAGAACATATCTTTTCTTAGCAGTCCATATACCTTTGTCTGCGATTACCTCTCTATCCATGAACATCTTCTGTTCATAGGCATTCATCATATCTGCTAGTTCTTTATAAGACTTGTTGATGTATGGTTCGATTTTTTGTTTAGCAACCTTATCAAGGAAGTCGACGGGATTCTTCGGAGAAAACTTATCAACAAGTCTACCCATATTAACATAGACAGAGTCAGTATCAATAGCAATAATATAGTCACGGTTTATAGTCCTTAGTAGTTCATTCAAATATAGATTGAGTTTCTTCTCAATCCATCTAATCGACAACTGACCAGAGAGGGTGATTGCTTCTGCTTGCCGAACATCGAAGAAACGGAAGTATTGATTACCAATCGCACCGTATGCTGAGTTCAACTGAACCTTCTTAGCAAGTTGTAGATTCTTATACTTAGAGATATCTTTCTCTATTTGTTTAGTGTCAATACCAAGTGCTTTTGCTTCTTCGAGTTTGGTTTGTGACTCTAACATATTCTTCTTCGCAATGACACGGTCATCATACATTCTCTGCATCATCTGTGGAAGGAAACCTTGTTTGTCTTTACGAAAGATTTGACCATTACCTGCCATACAATCAAAGACATCTGGTCTACTGAAATCTTCTGAAAGCAACTTATCAACAGTTACATCTTTACGATGACCTTCCATAATAGTATCTGGAGAGATATTGTATTGCATAATCAAGTGAGGGTAGAGAGACGCAAGGTCAAACGAAACAACCCATTCGTGTAAACCGACTTGTGGTGGTTTAACATAAGCACCCTCATACTGAGAGTTTTTAATCGAGTCTTTCTTAGGTGGAACTACGATGTTAGAATCGAGTAACCAGTTATGAATGAGAACATCCCACATTCTTACTTGAGTGTAGGTGTCTTTATAATTTACTTTAGCATCATATGCGATTGCGAGAAGCATCTCAATTAGTTTCATTTTATCTTCAATCGCATCTACGAGTCGAACATCTTTAATATTGTAGTCGATAAACTTCTCATAATTAGTTTCGTATAAGTCTTGTAGACTGTCTACTTCAGAGTAGTCGAGTTTTCTCTCACCTAGTTCAACGAAACCGATGTGGTCAAGTCTATAGGATTCTTGTTGTGAGTAAGTAAACTTCTTGTAGACTTCGAGATAGTCTAGGATAGTAATACCTTGTAGAAGATATTCTTGTTGTTCTCTGTTGAATACAATCTGTGTTCTCGAATCAATTGAACGAGAGGGAGACATTCTTTTTGCTTCGGTCTCACCCAATACTTTTGTGATACGATTGACCATATAAGGTATATCAAAGAATCGTATGTTCCAACCAGTGATAATGTCAGCATCAGCAGATTGCCAAAACTGTAAGAATCGTTTGAGTAAGTGTGCTTCGTCGTGACACTTGATATAGATTACATCATCTTGTTTAGCAGTGTAGTCTTGACAACCGAAAGTGTAATACTTACCTAAGTAAGAAGCAGTGATTGCTGTGACTTCGTTCTCTGCTTTGTCTGGGACTGGAAAACCATCTTTAAACTCAACCTCGATATCGAAGTTCAGTATCTTAATTTGTTCTGGGTCGTATGAGGTATCATAGTGTTCATTGACACAAGCATACTCATAGAGATTCGTACCGTAAATTTCGAAGTTGTCTACATCTTCATACTTCTTATAGAATTGACGAGCAGCAGACATCGAGTCTTGTTTGACTGGTTCTACTGGTTTGCCGTGAATGTTTTTGTAGTCTAAATCTTTGTTCGTAGAAACATAGAGGGTTGGTTTATACCAGAGTTTGTCGTCAAATCTCTTACCCTCATTGTAACCTCGAACATAGACATAGTTACCTTTGCGGTAGAAGTTGGTGTAAAATTTCATAACACCATTATATAGTAAATACTCTCAAAAGTCAATCTATGTGATTATCTTTTGTTGAGGAGTAGCAATGCTACCAGTCATCTGATTGTAAGAGTCTTCCATATTCGGTCCAGGATTAACGATGAACATAATGTGTTTCTCTTTACAAACAATATGGTCTAAGTCAGCATAACCTATGTAAGGCATGAAAGTAAGTTTACCTTCTGCTAGTGGAACAATCATCACTGGGTTGTCCACCCTCGTGTCTTCATTAGCATTATAGTCTTCATCGACTTTACCAATAATCTCTTCACCACTGGTAAGTCTTATTAATCTTATTACCTTCATAGACCCCAAAACTCCTTAAGAGTTTTCCAGAATGATTTCTTAGCAACTGGTTGAGTAACTTTATTAGTTTTAGGTTGTCCTTTGACAGTAGTAGTCAAACCCTTCTTCTTTGCTTTGTTGAAATTCGCAATCATCACTTTCTTAGTGTCATTCATATCGAGTTCGACACCTTGTTTTGCTGCGAATGTTTTGAGTTGACCTTTGGTCATCTTTTGTAGATTCTTCATAATCTCTCCATAATTAAAAGTGGGGTAGCATCACACTACCCCTATTCATAAACACACTAATCTTCAAGTCCCCATTTGATACGCAACCAAAGTCTGTCATACAAATAATAACTTGTAGTCCAAACAAGATTTATAACGATAGCAGGTATTATTGCTGTTGTATAATCTTGTCCAGTAATCAATAACATAACATAAGTTGAAAGTATGACCCAACATCTGTATATTAATGTCTTGACTAATGTCCTTTTTCTTGTTGCCTTCAATAGTTCCTATAATGTGTTTTAAACTTACTAACCTAGTAGTTTTTGTTTTAACGATTTGTTAAACTCTCCTAGATTAATTGTCTGAGGTTTATCTTCTTCTGGAACTACATTCTCTAAACCAATT